CTCTGGATCAGGCAATCTGCCCAATGATCGCATATAGAGTTGGTTGATGTTGCTGACAAAGTTGTTCGGATCATTCTGTCCGACAATAGGAGAAACTCCTTGTAGTGCTTTTTCTCTTGCTTCTGGAGTAGTAGCAAGAATACCTTTAAGACCTTCTAAATCTAATCCAGCATTGATGTCTCTTAGCCATCCTTGAGCACCAGGATCGGGTGCTCGACCAAATACATCCTGATAGGCTTTGTTTAGGATTTGCTCTGGGCTCATTCCTCCAGCACCGCCATCACCGCCACCACCAAATTGCTGACTAATATTCTGTGCGGCTTGTTGCTCCTGTGCGGCAGGAATGGTATTGCTCTGAGCCTCTTGTGATCCAGCAAATGCATTAGCCATTTCTGCTGGACTAATAGCACCTGACTCCAACAAGGAGAGGTTATGAGCAAATCCAGCAGGATCAGGTTCTCGACCTAATACCTCAGAATATAGCTGTTGTAGAAATTCTGCACTCATTTAGAAGAAGCTCCCAAGAATGCCACCTAAACCTGCACCGACTAATGGTGCTGTATATCCTGTGCCAAATGTTTGTGGGAATGCTTGACCTAGACCATATCCTAGTAAGCCACCCAAACCAGCACCGCCTAATACTCCGACTGCTCGGTTTGTAGGCATATTCTGGGTTGATGTCTGAGTGCCATAGTTAGCCATTGGCGAACCATAAACAGATGACAAGAACCCAGCTAATTGTTGGTATGGCAACTGTTGGGAATAGGAGAATCTCTGCATCGCCTCTTGTAGAGGTTGGGATGCAATAGCCTCTCTCTGTGCTCCGACATCCATCAATGTCTGGGATGGTAGGAACTGTTGGGCATACATTTGTGGTGCTTGGCTTGCCAATAATGCCTGTTGTCCAATGGCTTGTTGTTGCAGTCCTCTTTCTTGTTGGAATTGTTGTCCTGCAATAGTGCCTGTAATGTCTCCTAAACCCCTTGTATAGGCTTCTGTAGCCCTTGCAAGAGCATTCTCCATAGCACCGCTACCTAATCGACCAGATCGGCTGTAAAGGCTCGATATGCCTGGCAATACATCTTGGGTAAACTGTTGGGTCAATGGGCGAGTAGCCGCTTCCATCATCCTTTGTTGGATTGGCATTTAGGAATCCACCTTGGGCTGTAAAACTTGTGCCACCAAGAGCCTGTTGATAGGCTTCTTGAGCTGCTTGTAGAGATGGATTAGCCTGTCTTGCTAATGCCTCTTGTTGGGATAGCCCTGCCAATGTCTGCTCGGATGGGCTGACATACATCTGACCTGGATATAACTGAGGTTGGAATCCACCCATAAACAAATTTCGAGCAGCAGATAAGCCTTGCTCTAAATAAGGTCTGATTGTTGGGTCAATCATTGATTGCTGAGATGTGGTTACAGTTGCCATGGTTTTCCTATCCGACAATAATATATTTGTAAGTCATACCTGATATTGAATTAGCAGGATGACTAATGGTTGCACTTCCTGCTGTTTGTGCTGAAATGTAAGGTGCTGTAAAAAGATTACTGGTGTATCCATTCGATGACAGATAAGACAATGTTGCTATCATTGATGGAATTGCTGGTCTTGTTGGGCTTGTTGCTGCTGGTAAACTTTGCAATGAAACATCTGTGCTGTCTGTAGACCACATAATTTGCACATAATCATTTTTTTCTAATGCAATAAAAAAGTTTAAGGCTGCAATTAAATGCCCATCTACAGATCCATGCCTATTTGGAACAGAGTATCGACTGTTGCTATTTGCTATATCTGTGCCATTTTTTCTAAACCAAATGTCAATGTCATGAATAGAGCTATCTGTATTTACAAACTGTGCAGAAAACTGCAAATTGTATAAACCAGAATAACTGACATTTAGCCTAGAACTATTTGATAATGATGCACCAAGACTGTAATCTGTGGTGTCATATGTAATTGCATAAGCGGTAGTAGTGCTTGCAGCAAACTGATCTGTAGAATCTTGAACAGCTAAATATGGGTAAAAACTACTAGCAGAAATATCATCTGCTGGCACTAAAATAATGACCGAATCTGCACCGATCCGAGCATCTGTTAAGGTTGTAGTGCTTGCACCGCCTGTGGCTAGGGTAACTGTGCCTGTATTGTTGGTTTTACCATTCATAATGCCATTGACTACCTCAGCAACTCCTCGCTGATCTGATCCAAATGGCGGTAAGACTCTATACATTACCTAGTTCCTAATGGGCTTAAATCTATATCCATTCCTACTGCTGCTGTCCAACTGTTTGTTGGGGTTAATTGTAGACGATGATACCGACCAATACCACGAACAGCCACCCTATTTTCTGCACTAGCTGCAGTTTGTGAGCCAAAAACTGTGGATTCTGACAAAAGTCTACGAGATAACAAAGCTACCGATGCCGAGCCATTATCTACAATTGGCTTAACCATAGTAATTGCAGATGTTGTGCCAGGAATCTCAATGTCTCCTGTCTCGATGTAGGCTGTGGCATTAGCACCAGTAAAGGTAACAATCTTTGCTCCATCGACCCCTGCTAATTGCAGTCTACCACCTAGCCATAGTCGGCTATCAAAAGAGGTCATGATGGTATCTAAGTTGCCATAAACATCCATACCCTCTAGGTTTACAGATGGGGTAGATGTAGAGGCTACTCGATCTACATGGGTTGTGCCACTTGTCCATCTTTGGGTCTGAAAATTGTAGATTAACAATTTGTCAGGTGAAGATGAGCTTTGGCTTGCATAAGCCCAAATAATTAGTTTCTTGGTTGGGTCTACAGCAGCCGACATCTTGTAGAGAATGCCTTGATCGACATCATCAAAGAAGAATCGGTTTACTTTCTCATTACCAATCGGGATGATATTCTGACCATCACAGGCATAGAATCCATCATCGGCTAGAAAGAATGAAGTTCCACCATACTGAATAATGCTGTTTGGCTCATAACATCCAAGGTTTCGGCTGATATTGTCGAACTGGAATACCAATGGGCTTCCAACATAAGACATCCTGTGGATTGACCGATCCATGAAAACTAGACCAAATTCACCACCTGTAACCCCGACTACAGTTCCGCCATCGGGAATATCTTGGTAATCAGCTTGGGTTGTAGCTGATACTGCCCATGAGGACTCATCTCCTAGGGCAGACCATTGGACTCGATTTGGATAGTCAGATTGCACATTGCCAGAAACCACAAAGTCTCGGACTACTGTTACATATCTTGCAGTAGGAGCATCGGCTGATAGATCAGCAAACAATGTAGAACTATTGACATTGTATCCTTGTAATCTTGCTTGACCATTAGCTGCAATTAGGACATTACCAAACTGGGTAAACCGCCATCTTTGGTCGGTAGGGGTGGAATATCCACCTGACTTGGATACATCATCTAAAGATAAATCCGATGAATCGAGCTTAAATAGCTTAGTATCACCACCAGCAAAGACCAAAGTTCCACCGACTGTGGTTCTAGCTGCCACCACATTATTTAATGGCTCTGATGCAGCTTGGGAATAATCTACAACTGTAGGAACTGGACCATAGCCTACCTGTTTAGAAAAGACATTCTCTGCCCTTCTTAGACCATTGGTAATACCTGGCTGATCGGGTGTCCATTCTCCGAATGTTACTCTGCTTATTGCCATTGTTCTGTTCCACTAGATATTTGAGTCCAAGTAGTCGATGTAGCTGCTATTGCTGTCCATGCCTCTGTGCCTGCTGTTTGGGCTGTCCAAACTGTAGCACTAGGTGATATAGCAGACCAAGATTCTGAACCTGCTGTCTCATCTGTCCAATTATCGCCTAGGACATTGCCACTTGCTAGGACTGTGGCATTGGCTGTGATAGCACCAATGCCTGATGCTGTGATCTGTCCTTGTGCCTCTACATAGGCATAGGCTACTACTGTTCCTTGACCAGAATATTCGACTCCACCAAGGGCTGTTACTGTTGCTGTGCCTGTTACTTCGGCTGTAGATGTTCTAAGCCTAATAGCCTCAGATTCGACAGATGCATTGCCTGTAATTGTTCCTTCGCCTGTCCGAACCCTGATTCCATCACTAACCACAGTTGCTTGTGCTGAGACATCAGCAGATCCAGCCAATACTGCAATTCCTGTTGCATCAACTGTTGCTGTTGCATTGATTTGTCCTTCTCCGACCAATACCCTGACAGCATCAACTGGTACTGTGGCATTGGCGGTAATGTCGGCTGATGAACTTCTGATAGCAAAACCATCGGCTACTACAGATGCATCAGCAGTAATACTTGCCTCACCGACTGCCACCCTTTGACCATCTGCTACTACTGT